TCTTCGCCCTCAACAGTTACCATTTACCACAAAGACAGGTCTAGTGATTCACACCCCCGACCAATGGAACCGCAGCCGCAATCAACAACGCAACTGGGAAAGTTTACTACAAATAATGAGCCTGCGTACACAGCCCATGAATGTTGTGCTACCCACAAAACACCCCGACGGCTGGCATTTTGCGTTTGATGTTGAATCTGAAGGTGTGCTTGGCAGCAACTTTGGCAGTGATGATTTAGATGGACTTGTTGGTGATTGTGAAGGTGTGCCCATGGTCACAGGATTAGACGAAGCAGAAGCAGTCACTGCCACACTGCATGCCCAAGGCACCAATCAAAACATTTGGTTCAGCGCCATAAATACGCCATTGGAGCCTGACCATGGTTGATACCACCGACATCGAAAAGAAAAGCCTTGAAGCCCACGTTGAATTGTGTGCAGAGCGTTATCGCATGCTGGAACTCAAGATAGAAACAGTGGAGAATGAAATTTCAGCAGTCAAACACATGGTCACAGAAGTGCATGGCATTGTGCGCCGAATGGGCGAAAAACGCAACGATCAACTCATCACCTGGGGTATAGGCATCATAGGCACACTGTTGGCTGTGGTAGGTTGGCTCACAGCCCATTACGTCAAAACACTATGACTCGCGACCAAAAATTAGAACGCTTTGCTGAGCGTGAACTCAAACGTGTGTACACCGAACTTATTATAGATGATGAACATGGTGGCTATGTGGCATTTGGACGTTACCACTTGCGACCTGAGTCTGCAGGCTTTGCTGTGTATCACAGTGATGATCTTGTGAGCACATTCAGCAGTAAACGAACTGCCATGTCATGGTGTGTGGCAGATCACCTGCAACAATACAAACTAGCACAAAACATCCGCATACTAGACAGCAAAAAACAATCACTCACAGCTGACATCCATTGCCGTCGTGGGCAAGCGGAACATAGTACACGCCCTGAATTTTGTGAAATAGTGCGTACCAAACTTGCACCCAAAATTGAGAACCTTACACTGCTGAATCAAGAACTTGAAAAATGTTTAAATTCGGCTAAATATCTACAACTAAGAGGATTTGCCAAATGAAATTAACCGAACTGGCCACACCAAAAAAGAGCCGCCAAGTAGCCCGAGTATTTGAAAGCTATTTTGGTACAAAAATGCCTGTGAACCGACTCACAGTGCGCGAAGCACACACCATGCTCAAACGTGTGCGTGGTGTAATTGCTGAACATCAACGTAGTACCAACCGTCATACCAGTGAGCGCAACCCTGCTTACTTGAAACTTGTGATGATGGAACAAGCACTGACCAGTCGCATCCGGGAAGAACAAGTTCCCATACAGCCTACTACTTCTAGCAGTGCCCCTACTACCACTGCTACAACATCCAGTGCCAAGCCCGCAGTGGATGTCAAGGATCCCAAATTGGCAGCAGCAATAAAGAAAAGTACAACTGGCCAAAATCTCACACCGGACGAACAAAAAATGGTTGCTGGTGCTGCGTTGATGACTGCCGAAAGTCGTTTGCGTAGAGCCTATAGCATGTTGAAAGAATCAGAAGTTCAGCAAGCACAAGTGGTATTGGCTGCACAAGACATGGTAGACAAAATGCAATCAATGTTGGAAGACACCACAGAGATGCAATTCAAAGAACTGCCTGCTCTAGTAGATTCAATTCGCAATCAAATTGGCATGGAACAAGCCACACAATTCAACAGTGATGTTACAGCGGCATTGCAAGGACTTGTGCAAAACTTACAAGGCGCCAAGCAACAACTGGAAACCGCACTGGGTGTAGTCACAGGACAACCTGCTGCACTAGATACCAGCATGGCTGCCAGCGGCATGCCAGGTGCTGCGCCGGCTCCAATGCCTGGTGCTGAACTAGGTGCCGACATAGGTGCAGATATAGGTGCTGAAATGGATGCTGAAGAACCTGCACCAGCAGGAGCCGCACTGGGCCGAGCACGTAGATAATGAGAATCGACGAAGTCGAATCCGGGAGTTCACCAGATCCAAAAAAATTATTGGGCCTTGTGAACTTTCTTTCTGGCCGGGCCGATGACGAAAACGCACAAAAACAGATCAGCACCGATGCATTTATTTCTGCTGCTCGTAGTTTAGGATTTCCAGTCAATGAAAAAAACATTGTCAGCATTGTGAGTCAACCTCCTTTGGACAGTGTGCTGGAACCCATGGATTCACAAAATCCCAGAATAATCAAATACAAAGGCGCAGCTCCTGAAGGACCAACGCAAATGCCAGTAAACAAAGCACAAGACATTGTGGCCGCCTCGGCCAAATCCGCCATGCAACGCGGAATGAACAAGTAACCCATTCCCATTGACATCAATCAGTAAATACGCTATAATCAGCGAAGGAAATATCACATGGCTTATTCAGAAAAAGTAATCGATCATTATGAAAATCCACGCAATGTGGGCAAGTTTGAAATTGATGATACCGTTGGCACAGGCATGGTGGGCGCACCAGCCTGCGGCGATGTGATGAAATTGCAAATCAAAGTTGAAAACGGGATTATAACAGATGCTAGGTTCAAAACATACGGATGCGGCAGTGCGATTGCCTCCAGTTCTCTTGTTACCGAGTGGGTTAAAGGACGAACGCTTGACGAGGCCGCAGCTCTTAAAAATTCACAGATTGCTCAGGAACTCGCACTGCCACCAGTCAAGATTCATTGTTCTATTCTTGCTGAAGATGCTATAAAGGCTGCCGTAGAGGACTACAGAAAAAAACATTAGAACACTATGCCACGTAGTCCAAGCAGTATTTTTACAAAAAAAACTAGAATACTATTTTATCACAGCGGAATGACAGGTTGGGTCAAGGTTAATGTTTTGGTGTTCAAAACATTTATTGATATATTATATCCGGATCTAGCAGAAAAATTAGAATGGGTGCTGCCTATACAAGATTCGTTGAGTGATGAAGAATTACTCCGATATATTAAACAAACCAATACTGATATCTTATGCACCAGCCACTACCTTTGGAACCATGATTTTTTAACCAATCAGTTATCTCGTGTAAAATCTAAACTGAATCTCAAGGCAATAATTGCAGGTGGTCCCAGTATTGATGTCAATGTCGACAAAAATTTTTTTGAACAACATCCTTACATCGACTATGCAGTGTATGGCGCGGGAGAACAGGCATTTACTGACATTGTCAGTCATATAGTATTGAAAACGCCCATGATTGCATTCAACACTTCTAACTGTGCATGGAAAAACAATCAAACTGGAAAAACTACTGTAGCCGATTATAAGTTTGTAAAAATGTTAGAAATCAGTCCTTTTGTACACTGTGCAGAACTGTTTGAGCGCATGGTTGCTGCTCATACTCATAAACAATATGTTAGTAATAAATCATCATGGATTGCTTACACATTAACCAGAGGATGTCCATATGCATGCACATTTTGCGACTGGAACAGTGGTCTTGGCAACAAAGTGTCTCGACGTAAAAATACCTATCAACAAGAAATTGATTTGTTTCAAAAACTAGGGGTCAAAAACATATATCTGTCAGATGCCAATGTTGGACAGTACAATGAAGATGTTGACATGATTGAGTATTTTGCTCAAAAAAATCTGCAAGAAAATGCAAATTTTCGGATATCAGGAAATTACAGTAAGTTAAACAAAAAAAACAATTTGAAAATTTTTAATATCATGGCCGAAAGTGGACTGGTACAAAAAACTTTGAATTTTTCCATACAAGACGTCAATGAACAAGTATTAAAAAATATTGATCGTCCAGATGTTGGATGGGATGTACATGTGGCCATGGCTGAGGAATTGATCACTAAACATCCTCATCTGATGGTCAAAACTCAGGTGATTTGTGGATTGCCAGGGCAAACAGTTGATTCATGGCGCTATACTATGCAACAAGTTGTTGCAAAAAACATGCTGCCTATTTGGTTCATTAATGAACCATTGCCGGCCAGCCCAGCCCTGTATGATCCAGAATATCAGCGGAAATGGGAG